CATCATCGCCAAGGACTGCTGCGTGGTGAGGGCGGGCGAAATGGCCGACTCCTGGGACATCGTGAACATCCGCGACAAAAACGGTTTTTCCACATGGCCGGAAAAGAACTCGGAAGAGGACATCGACCGCACACTGTCCAAAATATCCAAAAAGGCGGCACAGGGAGAATATTTCAACAACCCGATTTCCGTGGGCGAGGTATTCGAGAACATTTCATACGGCAAAATACCGCCTCTCTCCAAATTCAAGTTCCTCGTGGTGTATGGCGACCCGGCACCGGGCGAAAGCAAGGGTAAGAAAGGTAAATCCTTCAAGACGGTTTCGCTCTGTGGCAAATTGGGCACCAGGCTCTATGTCATCAAGACTTTCCTGGCGCAGGCGCTCAATGCGGAGTTCATTGACTGGTATGTCCGGATGCTTGAATTTGTCGGGGGCAAGACCAATGTCTATTGCTACATGGAGAACAACAAGCTGCAGGACCCTTTCTTCCAGCAGGTGTTCAAACCACTGGTGGCAAAAGTACGCCGCGAACAGAAGATTGCGCTGTTCATCCGGGGCGACGAGGAGAAGAAGACGGACAAGGCTACGCGTATCGAAGCCAACCTCGAACCGCTCAACCGCGAAGGGAACCTCATCCTCAACGAGGCCGAACGGGACAATCCGCACATGAAGGAACTGGAGGACCAGTTCAAGCTGTTCACACTGACCATGCGCTATCCGGCCGACGGACCGGATGGGGTCGAAGGGGCAAACCGCATCATCGATGAGCTGATCAGGCGCATTGAACCGCCCGTATTCCGTTCACGGAAGGATGTAAGAAAGCGGAACAAGAAAAGATTATGACAACTCTAAAACAAAAAATAAATGAAAAAGATAATTCGTAAAACATCTATTTACAAAGTACAACCACCTTATAATAATTGGTACAGTATCATGACTTACGATGGGTTAAATCGCAGCAATATCATAATTGTCGGTAAAAAGCAACTGTTAAAGGTCTCTTTAGCACTGATTGTCATGCTTCTATTCAATAAAAATACTACAATAGACAAATTCAAGAAATTATGAGCAAGTTTGTAGAACTCACCGATTACGATGCAAGCATCCACCGCGACATCCTCGACGCACTGGTACGCGAAGACGAAACGGTCATTGAGGTTTGCGAGGACAGGGCCATCGCTGAAATGCGATGCTACTTGGGCAAACGCTACGACTGTAACAAGATTTTCGAGGCCACCGGCGAGAACCGGAACCAGCTCGTGCTGATGATGGTCATCGACATGGCGGTCTATCACATCTTCTGCATCCATAACCCGCAGAAACTCTCCCAGGTGCGCAAGGACCGCTATGAACGGGCGGTGGAATGGATGAAGGCGGTGGCCGACGAGGATATTTCAATCGAAGGGGCTCCGTTGCTGCCCGAGGAACAAAGGGCGGGCAGGTCGGATTTCCGCATTCAAAGCAACCGCAAACGAACGAACCACTGGTAAACAAGCAAGCATCATGAAAAAGAAGAACAGAAAAAGAAACAAAGCCGGCATCATCACCGTAGGGGGAAATTTCGCTTTGCCGGGACAGAAGAAACCGAATGTGATTGTGCTCACACAGCCCAAACGCTTCGGACTGGACATTTCAGATTACATGGCAGCCGTCAGGGCAGCCGAGAATGTCGATTTCTCACGCCGTTACAAACTCTATGACCTCTACGAGGATATTCTGATGGATACGCACCTTTCCTGTGTAATCGAAAAGCGCAGGAATGCCGTGCTGTGCTCCAACATGGAGTTCCGGGTGGACGGGAAACCGGACGATAAAATCAACGAGCAGATACAGTCGCCCTGGTTCAACCGGCTGGTAGGCGACATCCTCGATGCTAAGTTCTGGGGGTTCTCGCTCTGCCAGTTCCACAAGCTGCAGGAGTGGGTGGATTACGACCTGGTGCCGCGCAAGCATGTAGATCCGGTCAGGGAACTCATTTTGCGGCACCAGACGGACACTACCGGCCATTCCTGGGATGAATATACCGACCTGCTTTTTGTGGGTTCACCGTCCGATTTGGGCCTGCTGGCCAAAGCGGCTCCTTGGGTCATTTACAAACGTAACACCACGGGCGACTGGGCACAGTTCTCCGAGGTATTCGGCATGCCTATCCAGGAATATATCTATGACTCCGATGACGATGAGTCCCGCCAGCGGGCCATGGAGGATGCGGCGAATGCCGGAAGCCTGGCGCAGTTCTTTCATGCCAAGGACACGGAACTCAAACTTACGGAAGCCGGAAACAAAACAGGGTCTGCCGATGTCTATGAACGCCTCTGCGAACGGTGCAACAACGAAATCTCCAAGCTGATACTGGGCAATACGCTGACCACCGAATCGTCCGAAAAAGGCACACAGGCTTTGGGTACGGTTCATAAAAAGGTGGAGGACAAGGTGCTGGAGGCTGACCGGAAGTACGTGCTCAACGTGCTGAATTACGACATGACGGACATTCTGCTGCGCATGGGCATCAATACTGAAGGGGGGACATTTTGCTTTCCGGAACCGAAGGAAACGGATGCCGGTACCAAAATATCCATCCTTACGCAGCTGAAGAAAAACTTCAACATCCCCATCGATGACGACTATCTCTATGAGGAATTCGGTATCGACAAACCGGCCAACTACGAGCAGCTGAAGGCGGAACAAAAGACGGCTGAACAAGCCGCCCGGATTCCAAGCCCGAAGAAAGAGCCGGAACCGGCGAATAAGGGACGGGATGATGAACCGACACCGAAACAGAAAAGAAACTTCCGGAACTGGCTCAAAGGTTTTTTCGTGAAAGCCCCGGCAGACGGGGCAGCTTTAGACTGGTAGTCGACAGACTGTATGCGGCTGACAATGGCAACATCTCCATGGAGTTTGACTTTTCCGAAGAGGTGCTGCGGCGTGCCTTGCTGAACATATACAGCAGGGACTTTCATCCGGCAACCGAAATCGAAATCAACCTGTTCAATGAAATATGGGCAACGATGGACAAGGCGGCAAAGGAAGGGTTCAGCAAATCCAAGGCCATTACTCCGGACGAGGATTTCAGAAATGCCATACTCCGGAACAATGCCGTATTCTCGGCATTCAAGGTACATCGTATGCAGAATGACATGGCACGGCTTTTATTGGATTCAAACGGCATTTTAAAACCGTTCGACAAATGGGTACAGGAAGTCTTGCCCATTGCTTCCCATCAGGTTCGTCACTGGCTGCGGACGGAGTATGACACGGCGGTCATCCGGGCGCATCAGGCGGCTGACTGGCAGCAGTTCCTGCGCGAACGCGATATTCTGCCCAATCTCAAATGGCTACCGTCCACCTCCATTCATCCGGGAGCTGACCACCGCCCATTTTGGAATACCATCCGACCGATTGACGATCCGTTCTGGAACAACCACCGACCGGGCGACCGGTGGAACTGCAAGTGTGACCTTACAGCCACCGATGAAGCGCCGACAGCAGTACCGGACGAAAATGGGCAGAATAAGGCACATGACGGTCTGGAAAACAATCCGGGAAAAGACGGCAAACTGTTCTCAGACAAACACCCCTACGTTACTGAAGCGTATCCGGGAGCAAAAAAAGCCGTGGACGCACTGACCAGACGCATCAACGAGATGATAGCCGAAATGCCAGACAACCTGACGCTGGAGGAAAAAACCGACATCGCCCGCAACAATCTCAAGATAGAAAAGGCACTCGGCGTTACCAAAGGTAAGCCGATGACATACGAACAGGCAAACAAGGGAAAGGAAAATCCAAAATTCGGAAAAGAGGAAGGATACCGCGTGAATTGCCAGACCTGCACCGTAACACACATGCTCAGAAGGTTAGGGTTTGACACCGAGGCAAAACCCAACATCAGACAAAGCGCATACAATGAAATGGCAAAACAAGGTATCACATGGGAAGAACGTTTCCTGAACCGGGATGGAACAAAGCCGGATTATGACTATACCTATAAATGGCAGGTCAGAAAGGGGTATCAAGTAATGAACGCAAACCGACTGAAGGAATACTTCAGGGAAAAATTCAGAGAGGACGGAATATACGAGATATATTGTGCCTGGAAAGGCGGCTCTGCACACGTGTTCTGCGCAGAGGTGACTGAAGGGAAGACAAGGTTCTTCGATCCGCAAACCGGAAAGGATGATGTCAGCAATTACATACAGAGCATGAAAGCCAACCGCGTGGGAGTGATAAGAATAGACAACAAACTGATAAATCCTAAAATCATGGGACTATTTATCACCAAATAAACGGGAAGAAAGTGTCAGCCCCTCCTCACCGTCCACCAGACGGCAGGACTGACCGTCGAACAGAATAAAGGTAGGAAGACCGACAGGCAACTCAAAACCATCCCCGTCAACACAGCCCACAGAATAGATGCTTCCTTCAGGGGAACTGGCTGATAAAACAACGGAGTTATAACCGTGGATGTTTGCTAATTCTGACACTTGTTCCGGTATATTCATAACGCATAAAAGGCATATTGGAAGCCTCGGTTGCAAAATTATAAATTATTCTTGAATTACTGATGATTATGGACATAAAAGATTTTACGGAACTGATAAAGCGGAAACGTAACAGACTGGACAGTATGATGCGCCGCAAACTGCCCGTCGCCGTTGGCCGCATGGCAAAAGACCACTTCCAGGACAATTTCCGGCAGGGTGGCTTTGTGGATGGAGGACTCCACCCTTGGCCCAAAGCCAGACGTCTCTCCTCGGGCGGTACTGATGCCGCCAGCAACTACGGAACGCTGCTCTCCGGCAGGAAGCATCTCTTCAAATCGGTCGGATACACGCCTGCCGACTATCGGGTGAGAGTGTTCAACGAGGAGGTCTATGCGCCCGTCCACAACTGGGGCGGCGAAATCGATGTCACCGTCACAGACCGCATGAGGCGCTTTGCATGGGCCAGGTTCTACAAGGCTTCGGGAAAAAGAAGAAAAGCCGGCACAAGGCAAAAGAAACGCGTCAAACGGCGTTCCAAACCGAAGGAACTGAATCCGCAGGCACAGTTCTGGAGGAACATGGCGCTTACCAGAAAGAAGAAACTGCACATCCGCATCCCGCAGCGCCAGTTCATGGGCGAAAGCGAAGAATTGAACCGGCGTATCAGGGAAAAGGTGGACCAGGAAATTACCAACATTTTAAACAAATAACGATATGGACGAAATTTTTATCGCAATCATGGAACAGATTGCACAGGAGCTGCCGGAACTCTCTCTCATTGACGAGGACTACGGACAGTTGGAAATGGGGGCGGAAGAGGACCAGTACCCGGTTACTTTCCCCTGCGTATTGATTGGAAATACCAGTTCAGACTGGCACGACCTCGGATACGGGGCACAGAAAAGCGAATCCGTACTGACCGTCCGGCTGGCCATCGATTGTTACGACGATACAAGCTACGCATCCGGCACGTATGACAAGGTGAGGGAAAGGCAGCAGCTGGCCGGAAAATTATACAGATCGCTGCAGTGCCTGCAATGCACGGACAACGCTTCGCCGCTGGTACGCGAGAAAAGCCGCTCGTATGCCATGCCGCATTATATCAAGGTTTATGAAATGACGTTCTCATTCACACTGCACGATGAATCGGCCATGCCGTCATCTTACGGGGAATAGCTCAAGCTGGGCGGCGGTCAGACGGGGGGCTTTCACCTTGGGCACGGGCTTCAGGTTGTAACCGGTATCCTCGCGTGATTTCCGGCGGATGATGGCCATGATGCGCTCCTCCGAAATGAAGAACTCCTGCCGGGACAACACTTTCAGGGCATCGTCAAAGCGCAGGCGCTGCACCTCCGTCCAGTAATAGTAACGGCGGCACAGGGCTGCATCACGGAGTTCAATCAGTTCCTTATCTCGTCCTTTGGCCATAAAAAAAAAGTTATTTACTGCAAAATTAGGCATTTGGCATATCAGGAAAAAGAAAAACGCCACAATCACAACGGATGCGGCGTTTTTTCTGTTTAGAGTGTGAACAAAATCACATGGTCAGCAGTTCGGTATCATCCTTACCGGGAACAAACGGTTCGATACGGGTAATCACCTTGCTTTGGACCTTCACACGTCCGCTGCCCAGGCAGACGGGACAGTTGCAGGAGGAAGAAGCCCCGTCCCGGTCCGTGTAAAAAATACGTCCTTTGCCCTCACAGCGTCTGCAAGCCATCACGTGTGGTGCGATATTCTTTGTATTTTCCATATCACAAACGACAGAATGAAGGTTCGATACGGCGCCAGACACCGTTCTCGTCACGCTTGTGGAAATAGTAGTTCACCGCAGTCTTGTACACCACATTGCTCTCACGGAAGAGGTCCATGATTTCGGTGTATTCGCTGTCGAAACGGTCCTCAAGTTCGTACAGCTTGCTCACCGACTTGTAGTCCAGATCACCCTGGCGGTTACGCTCGATCATGGTCATGCCGAGCTGGTACATCGGGTCATCGGTGCCAAGTTCCCGGCTCATGGCGTAGCGCTTCAGGTAATCCACCAGACGTTCGGCGGCGAGGTTGGCACGTTCATCGAAGCTCTTCACCTTGTTACTCCTCACTTCCAGCTTCATGTCACCGTCCACGATGGTGAAACTCGCCTGGTCATCCTTGCGGAGCTGGCCGTAGTCACGCATCAGGTCGCGGAAAGAGGCGGCTTCCTTCTCTACCCAGTCACGGAAGGCTTTCACGTCATCCACGACCGGAAACAGCCTGTTCTTCACTTCAAGCATGAACTGCGCACGGAGGCCCTCATAGGCATCGCGCCGGTTACGCTTGTTTTCCTTCTCTTCCTGCTGGAGCTGTTTCAGCAATTCTTTTCTGTCCTGTGCGGACAAGCTCTTTAACTGTTCTTTCAAGTCCATAACTAAAAAATTAAATGGTTGTTACTGTTGTTTATTCTCACATTTGCGGCGGATGGCACGTAGCTGCTTCAGCTCGTGCTCCAGAGCCAGACCGTAGCCGCTTTTGGCCTCGCAGGTGGTGGTGCCGAACCGCATCATCTCATCTAGGGCTTTGGCGGCCTTCTGAGTGAGTTCCTCTTCGGTGGCCTGACGGGTGGCGTTCGTGGTGGACTGGATGCCGCCGCCGGCGTTCTGGATGTCCAGATAGCTCTTTCCATGGAGCTTCATGCCAAGCTCATTCTGGCGCCAGCCACCGAAAATCAGATGGGTGTGGGCGTCCACCAGCCCGGGAGTCACCAGCTTCCCGCCGGCGTCCACCACCTGGGCGCCATTCACTGAGGGAGGCGTCCCCGTCCCCACCTGGGCGATCTGGCCCTGGGAGATCAGGACCCAGGCGTTCCGCAGGATCTGGATCTGCCCCTGCTCCGCGCCGCTGCGGGCGCTGGAGCCAGTGGGAGTGGCCAGCATCCCGATGTTGGTCAGCAGTAGTTCGCTCATGCGTGCTCCTTTCCAAAAGCGGGGGCGCGGCTGCGCCCCCTCATTTTCAACTATTTAGTTTTCAGCGCCCGACGTGACC